CGGGGTGTCTCTTTATTGAGACACCCTGTATGTATGAGGAACGATTAATTTCGGTTCCAGAAGTAGTGTTGCCCGTAGGAGGTGCCATTCCTCCTTTAACCAAACGCGGCAGGCAATGCCATCGAGTAGTATGTGAGGATGCCGATCCCTCTTAATGTACGACAATTATGTACTCGAACTTTTGGAATCAATTGATTTATGACTCCTTGAGCGCTGCTCAAGTTCTAAGTTTTGTTACGTTTAATGAAATGTGACTAGGATGTATCTCCAAAGAAGTATCAATAGTTTGTGAGTTCTAGCAAAATTCACGCCCCCCCCCCCCCTATTTATAGTTGGTTGGTCTCTGACCAGACATTCAATCGAGCTTTACTGTTTCCGTACGATGTTCCACCAGCTTTTATGTTCTAAAATAATCATGTCAAAAATAGTCTCGTTTACTGATTTAACGTTAAAATCTTTACCACTGGCTTTCAAACAAAAAACAAAACAAAAATTTCTTTTCAATTTCTCAAAAATTTGTTAGACCAGGAAAATTTGTTTCACGACACGTGTAGAATGGTTTCACCGTTCGAAGCATCATGATAACATTTTGCAGTCCCTCCGCTCCGACAAAGGACGACACTGTAAGATGGATTTTGATAACTTTTCTTGTGTGAGGTCCCTCCAGCTTCTGCTGACACCCACATTATAGCCGACTCATTATCGGCTTCAAGAATCGATTTGAAGAATCATCAATGTAGAGACTACACTTCTAGTTAAGAATCAACACCTCTCAGGTAAAAATCCGGAGGCTTCGCTGCAGAAGTTCTGCAGCTATAGGTCCCACGCCCGAATAATACTGGCCCCCCACCTCTCAGATTACAACCTTCAATTCAACGATTAAAATGAAGGCCACCTCAATTGTGATCCACGCGAATTATTTCGCCAAGCCCTGCTCCGTTCCCTTTTTTCACCGAAATGAGGTTTCCCCGGAGTTTATGCAAGATCTTCAGCATCGCACCACCACGCCCTGGGTGGTGCCTTTTTCGCAACGCGCGACTAAGTACAAAATGCTTTCGGAGTACTACCGTAACACGCGGTACTCCATCCCGGTCAATCAGGAACGCCATTTCTGTATGACCAAGGCCGAACGACTCGAAAGTGGTTTGACTGAGCGCATGGTGCGCAAAGCAAAGACCAAGTATGAGTTACAATCTGAAACCATGGACCCCAAGCTCTTCCTAGACAAGTACACTGATCCTGTCATTGTCAACTTTGTCGAGGATATCACTCTGTTGTGCCTTCAACTGCTTCGAGCAAAAGGAACTACAGATCGTCTTCTTGCCATCACCGTCTTTCTCAAGTTGCGCACGGGTACTAGCGTCGTTTCCAGCGTCGCGAGTATCCTGTCAGCCATTCTGGAAGATATCCAAGGTCCCACTCTCCAATCTGCCGATGATGTTCTGGAGCGCATAACAGATTTGCGCAGTCTCATCGCTAATTGGGAAGGTATCCAATCCAGCTCTCTCGCCCAACAACTTTGCCGCGTTTACAAGTACGCTATGGCACTTGGTGTTTTGAGCATGGTTGGTGTGAACATTGACGAACGTGCAGCCTATGCTGCGAAGCGCGAGCTTCAGTCTCCCTTCATGGGAATCAATTTCATGACCACGGTACTTGACACGCTTGCAATGCTCATTCAGCGTTCTCTCATGTACGCAAAGACCAAGACTTGGGAAACTTTCATCCACGGACCGAAGGCTTTCAGTGCCTGGTTTGATGCGTGCCAGAAAGTCAAGCGAGAATACCAATTCCGCGGCGATCTTGAAGCCCAAAATACCAGTTACCCACAATTCATGTCTGATGTGAAGCAGTGTGTGGAAGATGGCAAAGCCATTCTCAAATTTGGTGACAGAGCTTCAGGCATTGAAATGATGGCGATCAAGAAGGGGTTGAACGAACTGCTGATGCTGCAAGCTGACTTGTCTACGTACAATGAAGCTCAGAAATCGCGTCGTCCCCCCTTTTCCATGCTCGTATATGGAAAGACTTGTGTTGGTAAATCAACCTTCACCAGCATGTTGTTCCAGTATGCCGGGAAGATACTAAATCTTCCCACCGGTGATGAGTTCAGGTACACGCGCAATTCCTGTGACAACTTCTGGTCTGGATGGAACTCCATGAAGTGGTTCCTGCTTCTCGATGATATCGCCTTTGCGCAACCCGACGGAAAGATTGTGGACAATTCCCTGAATGAAGTCATCCAGATCATGAACGATGTTCCATTGGTTCCTGACATGGCTGCGCTGGAAGACAAAGGTCGCAATCCTGTTCGCGCACAAATGTGTATTGCCACCACCAACACGAAGCATCTGAATGCACATGCTCATTTCGCTTGTCCCATCGCAGTGCAACGCAGATTTCCATTTGTGCTAACTGTCTCACCAAAAGGGAAGTATGCTAGAGATGATGATCCAGAGATGATTGATCCAGCTAAGTTGCCTGCTATCACCGAAGATTGGCCAGATTTCTGGGTGATCAAGGTTGAGCGGGTCATTGCGGTCGGTGACGGTATGGCAACGTACCAAGAGCTCACCAGCTTCACTGATGTCAATACGTTCTTGAGTTGGTTCGCAACAACCATCCACCAGTTCCGCGATATTCAAAATCGGGCTGGTGCAGGTGTCACCGCAATGAAAGATTTCAAGGTCTGTCGTGTGTGTCATATGATTGAACATCGCTGCGTTTGCATGCTGATGGATGAACGCAGACAGCTGCAGACTCGTGAGTACCCTTTACCACAAGGCGTCACCATGGGACAGAGCTTCCAACGAGTCGAGGTCGAAAATGACCGATCTTGGGAGTATCGTTACATCCCACATCAAAGTGCAGAATGCAATTACATCTCTACCACAACCATTCGCGACAAGCATGGTAACACCATTCGCTCATTCGTCGCCCCAGTGAGATTCACAACCTCAGAAGATGCAAGTGCACCAAAGGTACAATGTGACGACGTGGCTATGGCTGAAGTGCTCGCAGAGATCGTAGCTAGACAAGCTCAATTCCAGCAATCCCGAGTCACTAATTGTGTCAATTGGGTTGTGGATAAGTACTTGAAGGTGTACATGCGCTCCAAGGTCGTGAGGAGTGTCACGCACAATGTCATGGAATGGCAGATTGCCCGAAAGGTTGTCTTCAAGGGTTTCAAGTGGTATACGGCTGACAATCGTGACTACTACACCTGGTTGGGAGATATCGCAAGTGTGAGCTACATGTCACGCAAGTGGCGGTATGTGCTAGGTGGCATTTCGGCTGTTTCAGCTATGGTTGTCACCTATGGCTTGTACAAAACCCTCAAAGCACCCAACCCCAACGTTCAAGGTCTGCGGCAGAGTGTTGATGATGCAGCCTTCCCCAAGACAGAGAAAGAAAACGTCTGGAAGCGCGATGATTATCAAACGTCGTCATTTGACAAGACTTCTCTCAACGTCTCATTTGCGGATTTGCCCTATGACCAGTTGATGAACATTGTTGAGCGCAATACAGCGCGCATCAAAATTTCCAACGGTGTTAAGGCCCGAGAGGGAAACGCTTTCAGCCCGTGTGGGCATCTGTGGATGACAAACAATCACACTATTTTCGAAGAAGGTGATTTGGAGGTAACGCTCTCAGTTGTGCCTCACACACAAGGTTCCTCCACCAATGTCACATTCAAGTTGAGACAGGCTGACATTTATCGCATCCCCGATTATGATTTGGCGTTCATCGAAGTTCACAGCTGGGAAACCAAACGTGATCTTCGTGGCCTGATCCGTAAGCCGACATTGGGTGGAGCATACACAGCCAGCTATGTGATCCGCACCAAGGGAATTGATACGAAGATCACCACTGTTCGTTGTGCAGACCAAAGACAGGTCTATGTTGGTGAACTGGACAGTCATCTGCACACGTGGGCCGGGCGAGTGGAAGATCCAACGATCGTGGGAGATTGTGGTTCTCCATTGGTCAGTCACAAACCTGTTGCAGCCATTCTCGGCATCCATGTCATGGGGTACGAGAAACAAGTGTGGGCTGCATCCATCAATAGTGACCTCATCGACCAAGCAGTTCGTCATTTTGGATCACCTGTCGTTCAGTGCGCTACACCTGTGATTAGCGCTCCTTCTCGCACAAAGATCTTGGTTCCATTGCGCCAGAAATCGCCATTGAGATGGTTGCAAGATGGGACTGTTAACTGCTACGGTAGTTTTGATGGTTTTGTCGCGACCTCTCGATCAAAGGTGCGTAAAACACTCTTGAGTGAAAAGATTGCAAAGGAACGCGATTGGGAACTTAAGTTTGGGTCACCTGATTTGCGCGATTGGCGACCGTGGCGCTTGGCCCTGCTTGACTCCACCAAGAAGAAGTTTGGAGCTCTCAGTCCGGGTCTGATGAAGGACATTGCTCGAGCTTACTTGGACGACATTCTAGGTCTCCTCCCTGCGGGTGCCCTTGATACGTTGGAGCCGTTAACGAACAAAGCCACTGTCAATGGTATTCCAGGTGTTCGTTTCATTGACAAGATGAATTTCAAGTCATCTATGGGTGAGCCATATAATAAGTCCAAGAAGCACTTTCTCTCTGGGATTGAGGGTGATATGCACTTCAGCGAGGAAGTGATGGAACGTATTGCCTATATTGAGGATTGCTACAGCAATGGCACGCGTGCAGCACCAGTGTTCAGCGGTCAGCTCAAGGATGAGCCGCGTGCTCTTGACAAGATCAAGGATGGCAAAGTGCGCGTATTCTCAGCTGCACCAGCTGACTGGAGTTTTGTGGTGCGCAAGTACATGCTCCCAGTGATCAAGCTGATTCAAGAGAACCCACTCATCTTTGAAGCATCTCCTGGTTGTACTGTGCAGTCGCTGGAGTGGCAGGCATACTATGTCTACCTCACCGCCCACGGTGCTGACCGCCTTGTTGCAGGAGACTATGGCAAGTTTGACAAGAAGATGGAGGCGCTGATTATTCTGCTCGCCTTTTGGATCATGCGAGGGATTTATGCTAAGGCTGGTTGGACCGATGAGCAATTGATTGTGTTCGATTGCATCGCAGAGGATACAGCCTATGCATTCACCAATTTCAACGGTGACCTGATCTCTTTCATGGGATCGAATCCATCTGGCCATCCACTCACAGTCATTATCAATTGTATTGTGAATGCGCTCTATATGCGTTTCGCATTCGTGACGTTGTGTCCTTTCGAAGGAACTACGTACGAGAAGGCGCGTCGCTTCAAGGAATTTGTCAATTTGATCACTTATGGCGATGACAACGCTATGGGTGTGTCGCGAGCAGCTGATTGGTTCAACCACACTGCTATTCAGAACGCGATGACTGAGATTGGTGTTGAGTACACTATGGCAGATAAAGAGAGTGAATCTCTGCCATTTATTCACATCAAGGATGTGTCCTACCTCAAGCGCACATGGCGTTGGGATGAGGATGTTGGAGCCATTATCTGTCCACTGGAAGAAGGATCTATTCGAAAGATGTTGATGATCTGTAATCCATCGGACACTGAGTCACCGGAATTACACATGGCAAGTGTGATGTCCTCGGCGATCAATGAGTGGTTCTGGTATGGCAAGCAAAGATTTGAAGAGGAGAGATCTTGGATCATTGCTTTGGCCGCAAAGAATGGACTCTCTCAGGAGTTGACGTACAAAGGGGCTCCTACGTGGGACCAATTATATGATCGCTTCTGGAAGGCGTCCGAAGGCATCACCAATGCCGACCTGGGGTGTGAGTCAGAGCACCCGCGCAGCGTGCTGCCAAATTAATCTACCCTCGTTCGCGATCTGTGCGTTATATGTTTATGAGTTTCTTGTATTGTAAGTGTGCGCGCGCGTTGTAAATCCACCTTTCAGGAGGTTCGCCTATTCAGGAGTGAGGGTTAGGGATGCCCCAGAAACGAAAACACTTGTAGGGGACTGAGTTATCCTCTGCATTTTATTAAAAACTTGCGAACCAAATGAACAAAACAAAACAAAACAGGAAGGAGTCCGAAACCGTCTCCACACACCAGTTGCACTGTCCTCAGTGTGACGCAACCATGCACTACACTACAGAGTGCGTGGAATCCGGATGTTGTGCGGCCAACCGTTGCATGCTGCAGTCCGAAGAGGTGCTTTTAGCGCCTACAGTTCCCCAGATGTCCATCGATGAGGAGCAAACCACAGCTTTCGTTGATGCCAATCCAGGTCGTGAAGTTGGATCATCCACCTCACCGCTAGATTACGAGCTAGCGGACGCTCAGACCACTGCTGATCTCGCTGCGTTCTTGTCTCGCCCAGTCCGAATTCTCAATACGACCTGGGCGCAGTCTGATCCAGTGGGGTTCAAAGTATTCGCGTCAACAGTGTGGACAAACTTCGCCAACAACTCGTCCATTGCGCGGAAGATCACAAATTTTGCGTTCTTACGAGGTACGTTGAAGATAAAGTTCGTTCTTAATGCTTCTCCGTTCTTGTATGGATCGATGAAAGCGATGTACCTGCCCTTGTCAAGTTTCAAGGGATATGGTGGCAGCAACGCGACGTTCCCCAACCAGCTGATTCCGATTTCGCAGCTGCCGGGAGTGTGGCTTGATCCGGCTCACAGTGAGGGAGCTGTGTTATCTTGTCCTTTTATCTTCCCGCGATCGTTCCTACGCATCAATTCACTTGCGGATTTTAACAACATGGGCACCGTTTCTCTGACAGTGTACAATCCATTGGCCAGTGCGAATGGTTCCACAGCTTCAGTCTCTGTTCAGGCTTACGCCTGGATGGAAGATGTTGTGCTTGCTGGACCCACTCTGGCTGGTGCTCTTCAGTCGGATGAATACGGCGTTGGTCCGGTCTCCCTTCCAGCTTCGGCCATTGCGGCCGCATCAAGAAAGCTGGGGGATGTTCCCATTATTGGGAAGTTCGCCAAAGCTACCTCTATAGGAGCTTCAGCCGTGAGTAAGATAGCGTCTCTCTTTGGGTACACCGATGTCCCTGTGATATCGGATTCGATGCCCGTTCGGAGTTCGCCCTTCCCACAGTTGGCCACAGCGCAAATTGGCTACCCATTTGAAAAGTTGGCACTTGATCCGAAGAATGAGTTATCTATCGATCCGGCGATTGCAGGATTGGATGGAACTGATGAGCTTGCCGTAACTAATTTCGCACAACGAGAGTCGTACTTGACAGGTACTTCTTGGACTAGTGCTTCTACGGTAGATGCTCCATTGTTCACAAGCAGAGTGACTCCACAGTTGGGAGCGATCGATGGATCTGTCTACAACTTCACGCCAATGGGATTATTGTCCACTCTGTTCCGCAACTGGCGCGGAGACGTCATCTTCAGGTTTCGCTTCATTGCCACACCGTTCCATAAAGGACGAGTGCGAATCAGTTATGACCCATACGCTGCGTCGGTGCAGACAACTGGTGATACAGGTCCCTTTGTTTTCAACAAAATTGTGGACCTGGGTGCGGAGACTGATGTTGAGTTCCGCATTCCTTACCAACAAGCCCTGCCTTGGTGTTACAACAATTCCCTGATTGAGAGTACTACGTGGTCGACCAGTTCGTCTCCCACGGTCACTTTGCCAGACACATTTCACAATGGCATGATCTCACTCAAGGTTCTCACGGCTCTATCGGGACCAACTACCACATCGAGCGTTGGAATTCAGGTTTTCGTGCGTGGTGCAGAGAACTTAGAATTTGCTAACCCTTCAGTTGGCAATTATGACTTGACGCCTTTCGCTTTGCAATCGGAAGAGTATCAAGAAACGCGCGACGTGGAGTCGATGTCCATGGGCAAAATTGGTGGTTCAGAGTCTCATCGGGAGTTGGTGAACTTCGGCGAGTCTGTTCGATCACTTCGATCACTGTTGCGGCGAAAGAATATGTTGGACACAGTCTACATTCCGCCGGCCGCGGCTAACACCGTTGGCACCTTCAAGATCAATCAGACCAGATTCCCATTGTACTATGGTTACGATCCTGCGGGGTGGAATTTGGCGAAAGGCACCAACGTGCCAGGATCTAACTTCAAATTCAATTTTGCCCTCACAACGCCTTGGCATTTGTTGGCCAATTGCTTCTTAGCTCAACGAGGTTCCATGCACTGGACCTTCAACCCTCACAAGGGTAATGAAGCTATCACGTCGCGGATTTCTCGGTACAATTACCAGTTCCCCGGCTATTCAGCAGCTTATGAAGCAGGCCCGAACACCAATGCTAACATCATTGAAGCAGGTTATTGGCGGAACAGCACTTCCACTGGAGCGGGCTCATCTTTGACGCACACGCACACATCCAATGGCCACAGTGTCTCGTTACCATCGTACACGCCTTTCAAGTTTCAGACGACAGATCAGAGAGAGATGTCTTCTCCGTCTGCGACTGGACCACGATATGATGGTGGCGTCTATGACAATATTGTCGTGGAGTTTCCGTATGATTCGGTGAACAATTCCATCGATGGCTTTGCCGTGGAGCGTTATTTCAGCATCGGAACTGATTATTCACTTCACTTTTTCCTGTGTTGTCCAACACTCATGTACTTGCCCGCGGCATCGATTGTCCCAGTGTAAGTACGTTGTACCACGCAAACCAACAAGAACTGTCACAGCAGACCCTGTGCCTAGTTCAGAACTAGAGTCTCACACAGAGATCGAGTCTTTTTTGATTCTTTCTGTGTGGAAGGTGCTTGCACCATGCATATGGACCGAAGGAATCGGTCCCGCAACCAGAAGCGTATATTCTGGCGCAGAGAACACCTGCCTAAACAAACACAATTCCATACCTACGTGCAGGATGGGGCGGACCGAAAACTCGCCGGCCTTCTGGTCGTTTTTTATTATCAAATGTTATAAAACGGCCTTCGGGCCTCCCTTTAGCACTTGACGATTTTAAATACCAGTTTGGCCTTCTTAGAAGCACAGA